TGGCAGATTTGGAGGATATTCTTGCACTGGAGATCACGCCGGATAAGATCAGACAAATCAACGCGAGACAAGTTGCGAACGGGCAACCGCCTAGGTTTGACCCGAACGCAGTTGAATTGGCGGAATTGCTTGACGGGGTTAATAATGATCTTGGGGAAGATATTCTCCAGATGTATGAAGCTATGGGTGCGAATTCGGTCGGGGCGAAAAGACTAGATATCCAGATGCGGAAGGGACATTATATCGGGCGGAGACGAGATGGGGCGGAGAGATATATAATCACTGATGAGGATGGAACAAGTCGTGGGTTCTTGTCTGCGAATACGCTGGAAGAGGCGGAAGCAAAAATCCTCTCGCATAATTCTGGCGAACGGGAACAGATTTTTCTTGGTCCAAAGGTTGAAGATTTAACTGACGCAGACTTGGAAGTCATGCTCAGGACTAAGCGGAACGGGGCCATGCTCAAGGAGCGGAAGAACGCACTCGGGGCCGATGGGAGTTTTCGGGACTTGACCTCGGATAAACTGATCGACTTGGTTTCTAAACACGTTCGGGCAAGATTGCAGGTCCAAGCCGATGCTGCGTTTGACCACTTCTCTCAACCGTATATGGGGGAGTTAGCTCGGACTGATCCGGTCTTGTTTAAGCAAATGCAGAGGTTCTCGGATCGAGCCATTGGAAAGACTGACGCGGTTACAGTTGCAATGGACCAAGCGGGTGAGGCGATTGGCTTGCCTCCTGGGTCGTTGAGTGGCGCAAGCCGGACTCTGCAAGGACTGGTCTCATCTTTCCAGATGGGTTTCTTTAACGTGGCGTCAGCCGTACAGAACTACGCGGGGATTTTACAGGTTACTCAGCCGGAGATTTTATATCTTCTGGGAGCACCCGAGAACTCAGCGCGGAACTATATCTCAGTCCCACTGATCGACGGGGCGAATAACATGAAGGGAACGGCGAGCGTTCTTGACATGTTGAAACTCTCAAACAACGCTTATTCGCGGATGACGAGACCTATTGACGATCCACTGTATGAACAGTTTATCAACGAGATGACAGACCTCTCGCCAAGGTTTACGGAAGAACAATTCTCGATACAGGCCCCGAAGCTGATGGACTTGGCTGGCGGCACGAAAGACCCAGCAACGTTTGCTCGATGGGCGAACGCTTGGGCAGATAGTTTGATGACAACGAGTGAAGAACAGGTTCGACTGTTTAACGCGACAGTGGCTTATGAACTGTTCTTCAAAGGTCCATTGCAGGTTGCCGATCCAATGCTCGCGGCGCAGGAGTTTATGCGAAGAACATCCTTCTCGTATAATCAGGTTGATCGGGCTCAGATATTCACGAACCCTATCGGCGGACTTCTTGGGAACATGAAGAACTGGGTTTTCCATCAGATGGGAAACCAGCTGAAATATGCTGGCGCAACGGACGAGACGATCTTGCCACTCTTATGGTCGATGGGGACTACAACAGCCTTGGGCGGTCTCGCAGCGACTCCGCTAGTCATGCCGATGGCTGATGCGTTTACGAAAGCGGTTACAGGGAATGATCTCAAGAACCAAGCGTATGAGTCGATTAACTCCGAGGTTGGTGCAGACGCATTGATTTATGGACTGCCGGCCGTTTTGGGAGTTTCTTTGTCCTCGCAGATTGCCGGCCCAGGCGCAGACCCTGGACGGGACGCCACGCTTTTAACCTCGTTTGCGATTTGGGACCGGATGCGGACTCTTGGGAGAGCAATGGACACAGGGATGGAAGCGATGAGCGTTGGGGCAGCTCCGTTTCAAGACCCACTTTTCAGGGATCAGTTGAGTCGGGCACTCTTACCGAGAACAATTTATCGGGGCATTGCCGCTGCAGAAGATAACGCGATTAGATCGTTGCAGAGCGGGTATAAAGTCGTGGACGATGTGAGTCTTGGGACGGCAGCGCTATACGCAGCTGGGTTTAATCCGGTCTTGCTGGACAAGACTTATGCTGCGTATGAGGAAGTCCGGAATGATGAGCAGAAAAGAAGGGACCGGATCAAGGCCTATGGTCGCGGGATTGCCGAAGCAATGGATGCTGGGGATGAAGGTCGGGCCGGACAGTTGCTGGCTCGTGGCATGGCCGAGGGCCTGGACATCAGTTCCATCTCCAGATCAGTGACCGCACGCACCACACGTCTGGAGCAGACACAGCTGGAAAGCCAGCTAGGCGCGGATCGGGCGGGCGAATATCAGTGGGCTCGATGATAACGCCATCATTGTTCATGGTGGACAACGCCATCAGATACCATTTATAGGTCTCCTCAAAATCCCCCGAAAAGATCAGAGCGTAGTTTCCGACCCAAAGTCCATTAGGGTCTGATTTCCAGCGACCTTTGTTTCGGCTAACTGGACCTGTTCCGTGCCTGATGTTGAGTTTGTTGTCATTGACCAAATGCTCGAGTTTGAGTTTCCGAACGAAAGACTCACGGGAGACAAAGAGTCTTCGATCACCTTGCTCGACAGAGATCAGAACCGGTGAGAATACCTTCTTCATTCGATGCTCCACGAGTCTTGAGTACCTGGCATGTAGTACGGGGATTGGCCTGTCGGGTCTTTCTTCCCGTCCTTGGTGGCGTGGCAAATGATATTGGACTGGACCGCCGCGTCGAGCACGTTCTTGATATTGTACGCCGGTGTTCTGGCTTGGATGAAGGCGCGAAGATGGGACTCGGAGATTGGTCGGTTGTTCTTGTAATAGGATTGACGCACGGCAGACTCAAGGTCTTGGAGCAGGGAAATGTCGGACTTCCCGCCCATGTCTTTGAACACGTCTGGCATGGTAGACTCGGCGCGAAGTATCCAGTCCTGCGCGCGTTGGAAGTCAAACAGCTCGACGGTCATTGAGAGTCGGGCCGCAGCGGAGATCATGCAGAATTTCAGTGTGTGGAGAATTCGTCGGGTGTTGTAATGTTTGAGTTTGGAATGACTCGGGACGGGGCGAAGGTCTTGAGCATACCAAGCGGTCAAGGCTTGCTGGGCCTCTTTCGAAAACACGATCTCGCCCTCGAGGTCACAGATATTGAGCAAGGTATCGACAAGCGGGCTGATCTTGACCTCATGAGATTGTCCGAACAGGTCTGGCTTGGTTGGCGTGCCGTGATACACCATAATCATGCGGGACATGAAACCCATGCCCCAAGCCTCTTCGGGAAGCATGGAGCCAAGGAATTGGGGCTGGGTGCCCGCAAGGACGGATATTTGGGGATTGTGGATTTCCAGATCGTCCCCCTTCCGAGACCGTCGTGACTCTTGAAACACGTTCCCGCAATCGTATAATTCGTTCAGCTGGTTAAGGAAAGCCGTGTCGTGGGCTTTGACGAAAACCCCGAACTCCGACGCACAGACAGCCAAGGACGCATAGGTGAGAAGTTGTCCTGCGACGGGTTTGGTTTGCTCGGCTTCCGCCATCTTGTCCAAAAGACTTGGAGCTGTCATATCGTTTGGTGCGACCTTGAGAACTCGTGTCCGACGCATGATCTCCTTGACAGGGGTTAGGATCATGGATTTACCAACACCTGGAGGTGCGACGAACAGGGTAAACAGGTTTGCGTAAACACGGCTCATCGCTGTCGTGGCCCAGACCCTGCGCTCAAGAGCTGCCCCGACACACCAGATAGCGGCGTATTCGACGAATGGTGCGGGAGCTGGGATGTTATTGTATGCTGCGATCAGTCCGTTAATCCAGCAATTTTTGGCGAGTTCTTGGCTCATTACCGCCCCATTTCTTTAACCCATCTGGGTTTGTATCTTTGTTATAGTTGCCCCAATTCCAACCAATCTTACACTCGGTTGGGATCATGAATTTGCGGCCTTTGAACTCGAACTCGATCTGCGCCCCGTACTTGATCTGATTGACAAGATCAAGATTGTTCTCAGGGATTTGCATGATGAAGCAGTCGTGAACCTGCATAAGGAGTTCCACGCCGAGGGGTTTGAAGCAAAGGTCAGACCAGACTTTGTACATTGCGAAGTTTAGCAGTTGGCCGATTGCAGATTGTGGTCCGTGGGCGATTGCCTCGCGGAGAGTAGCGTCGTCCAGAGGGCGACCGAAGAAGAGGCGAGTGGCTCCGAACGGATTAACGATCCGTTGTTTTGTCCCGAGTTCCGTTGCAACGTGTTTGTGCCAACGGGAGATCTCAGGAAAGGCTTTCTTGAGATACTTGTCTTGAAACTCCTCGATGAGTTTAACGTCCACCTGCATGATCTTGGCAAGGGTCGGAGGCTTGCCGAAGTAGTTAGTCCCGTGCCCTCCGTTCTTAGAAAAGTCCCGATATGACTTGTGTCGGAAGAACGGGGTCTCAGCGATCTCTTTATCTTTCTTCGGGTCTCCTGTCCACGGGAGTTCCGGCCAGATCATCTGGGTAACTTGTGTATGCAAGTCGCCAGACTCACAAGCGTCGAGATACGCTGTGGCACCGAAGAGAAGGAAACAGATTAGCCCGACGATCCGGCTTTCCGCTTGCTCGAGGTCAAGGTAGACTAAGATTTTCCCCTCGTCGGCCACGAAGATTTTCCGAAGCTCTTCTGTGATGTTCTGCATGTTCGTGCCCTCGCCGAAGGCATTGGAAGATGACGACCAGCGCCATGTTTCCGTTCCGCAGACATTGTAGGATGTTCTCATCCGACCATCGGGGGAGATTGCGGTTTGCAAGACTCCCCGCTTTTTACTCAGGTCACGGATTTCGAGAATGAGATTGACGAACGGGCGAGCGATGTAATGGGCGGACAATTTACGCAGTGCGTTGCCGGAAGTCGAGATCGTGCTTTTCTTGGTCTGCCGATTGAACTCGTACACGGGTGGAAGGTTAAGGCACTCGTAGAAAAGTTTCTTGACCTGCATGGGGGACCGTGGGTTGAGCGGGACTCCCATGACTTCGGTTGAGAGAATGTCAAGCCATGCTTGGTACTTATCCATCCGTTGGGTCAGGGTGATGATCCAGTCATCCCGCTCGTCGAGATCAACACGGACGCCACGGAGCATCATGTCAAGGGCTGGACCTTGCATGGCGCGGGAAAAGTTATAAGTGTCTTTCCAGTCGTAGTTGAACTCCTGCGCATCTCCGTGGACTCGGTTGAAGATCTCGAGGGTCAACGCGGAGTCCAGCGCGTTATACCACCATTCGCCGTCGAGGGGATTGTTTGGAATTGTTTGAGAACTGACCCAAGGCATTATGCGTCCTCTTTGAAATCTGCGTTGTTACGGATAAGTTTCCAAGGCTGCTCGTCGGTGTATATCGAACCGAGGAAGTCGAGACCTTTGGGCAACTCGGAATAAAGGGAATGGTGCAGGATCATCGTATCCTGTAGAAAGTTCTTGATAAATATCCCATGGGCGTGCAGATATTGGATATCATAGAGTCCGTTCTGCGCAAGTTTCTCCGCAGGGCCCTCGAAGAGAACTTTGAGCGCGGACCAGATTTTGAACTCGTCCTCAGCTGACCAATACGAATTTTCAACGCCTGACGGGTCGTAGAACGGGATGCAGATTGTTTTATAAGGATCGCCGCAAACGCTGATACAGGTAATTGTTTTCCTCCGAGTCTCCACGTCAAACGATACCAACGGAAAGGTTGAGACTTCATGGATAAAAGATAATGCCTCGTCAAGAGTGGGGCGGAGTAAAATCTTCCTGTCGGGCGGAACGAAGGTCTTGGAATCAGCATGATGGGCCACCTTTTTAAGATCAAAGAGAACGGTAACGCGGGACGACCAGTCAGCTAGGACTTGGTTTGGAGAGAACACGGGGATGAGTTTCCGTCCGTCAAGGTTGAAAACTTTCCCCCGATATTTACTGATGGACGTTTGCTCGAACAGTGCCCAGAGAGCAAGGGAGCCGAGAGGCACGACTACGTTGGGATCGGACCGAGTAATTTCGGTCCGAAGATCGTCGAGGAGGGAGAGATACTGGTCAGGCCAATACTTTCCAGGTTTGATCGCTTTGAGTTTATGTGAGACATCTGCCTTGGGGACGAGAAGGTTCTCGATTGTTTTCCCTCGCATCGGGTGCGGGAAGAAGTGAACGAACGCGCAATCGCGAGGATTGATCCCTGCGATCTTTATCATCCGGTCCAGCTCTTGTCCCGCGAAGCCCATGAAGGGCATACCGATCTTGATATCTTGATCCGAGGGGACTTCACCGACGAAGAGAATTTTAGGTGTCTTCGATCCCTTTCTCACGAGACTTTGCTCGAAAGTTTGCGGAGGGAGATTTCGTTCGATAATTTGTCGGCGGCGACCTTGGCGGACTCAGGGGAAATTTCGAGACCAAGTCCATAGGCGTTTGGTGCCATCTCGGCCACCGCACGGATAGCTGAACCGGAACCGCATGTCGGGTCGAAGGCACGGGTGAATTGATCCACGAACATCTGGAAGAAGTGGAGCAGAACAGGCCGAGGCTTTTCTGACATATGGATGGCCCCCTCGCGGAATTCCGTGGTCGGTGTCAGGTTGATCAGGTTGGAGGTGTTCTTGACAAGGGCTCGGTTGCCCTGATAGGCAAGGAAGACTGGCTCGTAAACGTTACGAGGGAAGTGCTCATGGTCTCGGATAATCCCGACGTTACCTTTGCCCCAGATACCTGGATTGTAGTCCACGATGAGACCAAGTTCTTCTAACCAGTCAAGACATTTTTGATAATGCTTCATAGAGAACCAGAACATGACGTGGCACTCGGGGGCTGCGATCTTGTCCCAGTGGATGGCAAGGGCGTCGAGCAAATCGTCAAAGGGAGCGTCACCATCGTAGGTGGTTGCGTGGGTTGATCCTCCGGCCTGAGATGAAAGTTTGACTCCGTACGGGAGGTCCATATGGATGAAGTTAAACTGAGGTCCGGAATAGGTTTCGAGCCAAGAAATAACGTCAGCACATTCGATGGAGAAATTCGATTGCTTTTCATCAGACTGGACTACCTTGGCTGGACTCGCAGTGGCGAAGATTTGACTGACGGCGGACTCGACTTGGCGGGAGTGGTATCGTTTGGACGCGGTCTCGGCCTCGGAGACTTTGGTTGCCTTCGACACTCCAGGGACTCCGGCTTCGATATCCGCTTGGAGTTTGACGTAACGAGATACGGATGGACGAGACATCCCGACATGATCGGCGGTCTGCTCCATCGACCACTCAGGTTTTTCCTCAGACAGAAGATGGTGGATTTTCGCCACGGCGTCAGCGGTCTCTTGCCAAGTGAGGTTCTGGCGTTTGACGTTCTCTTCGAGTTCGATGATCTGCTTGTCCCGCTCGGACAGGTCTTTCGCGAACCGGACGGGGATTGAGGAAAGACCAAGCTGCATGGAGGCAGTCAAGCGGCGTTCGCCTGCGATCAGAGTAAAGTCATCGTTGATGATAATCGGGATTAGGACTCCGCGTTCGCGGATAGACGGGACCAAGTCTTCAACGTCAATCAGCTTTCGCTGACGATCTTCTCTGTTGACGATAATTTTCTTGGGATCGACTTGGGCGTATTTGTTTGTGAGAATTGACATTGGATGGTCCTCAGAGAGAAAAGTCCTCCAGCGTTAACTGGAGGACTCAAAAGATTTAGTCTTCGATCTTGGCCATTGTGCCAATCTCGGTGTAAACACGAGACCCGTCTGGAGACGGAGTGTGGTTCACGCTTGCGATGTAGGGAATTTGCAAGCTGGACTGAATAACCTCACCGAGGGACAGACCCTTGGTCTCGACGCCAAGAATGTTCTGCGCGAATTCCTTAACACGGAACATGGAGTCGGGGGTGAGGTAGAAGGTTTGACGGAGTGTCTTGCCTTCGGTGCCACCGGCAGCCTCGAGTTCATCCTCATCGACCTCGGCTTCTGCGGAGATCAACGACACCTCGAATTGAACGTACGGAGTCTTTTTCTTGGCTGACTCCCCCATTTCAAACTTGGTGTTCATAACGCGATAGAAGCCTGTTGGGATTGGCTTTGGGGCTTCGATCTCGTCTGCTGGTTTGTCGAGTAGTGCTGCAAAAGATGTAGACATTTTCATTTTTCCTTTCAGAGTTATTCCCGCGCTGGGGACAAAGAGAAGACCGAGGTTAGATTAAACCGAGGTCTTTGAAGTATTCAGCCAGACCAGTATCCTGCGGATACGATGGTTTGACCAAATTAGGTGCAGGCGTTTTCGTTTCAACGATACCTGGAGATTTGGTATAGATCAAACGTTTGGCACCTGCGCCCACACCCTGAGACTTGACAAAGAGTGTGGAATTGAAGTAGGAGCCGACCAAGGGAGGAAGCTGCTTTCCGAGGGCCGATGGGAGACCAATGCTTGCTTGGTTCTCCTCGGCTTCGAGGAACTTCACATGGGCCATGATGATGACATGGCATTTGACTGCGTCGGAAGTTAAGAGTTTAATCATACCTTCCTGCAGTCTCATTGCCTCGCCCCAATCTTGGATTTGTGGTTGCTGCCCAACTCGACCGACGAGAGATGCAACGTAATCCATTGCATATTGCCCGATTCTGGTAAGGCTGTCAAGCACAAAAACAGTATCTGGACCGAATTCAGTGATTTTTGTGAAAGCACTGGGTTTGCCCTCCGAGTCCCATTCTACAGGCCACTTGTCGAGAAGTTTCATGGCTGCAGGATAGGCTAGGCCGGAGGCCAATGGTTTGCCGGAGATGGATTTGTATGTCTCCGTGATGGTCTCGACCTCGATGGAGGACGATGGGGGTGCGAGGTTTTGTAAAATCTCCACCCCGTTGTCAAGGTCCAGCATCTTGATCTTGAACCCAGCGGACGCTAGGGAGATCAACGATCCTGTCTTGCCAGCACCTGGAGTCCCGACCATCAGGATTTTGGCGACCTTGGAAGATTTGTGTTGAGAGATCGGGGGCATCAGGAAGATTTTTCCGTCAGGAACTTGTAGATGGTCTCAGCTCGATAAAGGACTTCGACCATCCGGTTATGGTGAGGTTCCATGCCCTTCATGGACTCAATCGCGTGACGCATAGCGTTGTCTCGGACATAGTCGGGCGGGGAGTATGGATCACAGTGAAGTTCGGGATGGTCAACAAGCATAGACTTCTCTGATGCTCCGACTAAAACGTCGTTGATCTCTCCAAGTGTCATTGGTTCTTCAGTCATATTACGTCTCCTAGTTTTGACAAATCAATGTCATCCGCTGAGAACGTCTCAGCGAACCTTCGGGCCTCCGCGTTACGTCGCATGTCAGCCTCACGGACTTGACGCTCGAACGCTACGCGGTGGTTATAGTCTTGCACAAGCTGCACGGCGTTGTCAAATGCGGCTTGAGGTGTTGGTCCGATCCCAGCTACCATGTTCCAGATAGCCTCGAACGAGTCGG